GTCTGAGCTAATACACATTACTATGGCGTATTGCGGTCACTTTTGGATAACTTTCTTTTTCTGGCATCTGTACCCTAACTTGCAGATATACATCTCTCGGTATGTCAATCAACGATAAGTCAGACCATTCTGCGTGGCCATCTCGCTCAGCATTGTACGGCTGTTTATCAAGATTTAGACGATTAGATGCAAATTCTGGAGCATCTTTGTGTACTCGATGGTATGTTTTTACAATGATAGAACCATCAGATTCAACACTATAATCATTCCAAATTCGTTCCATACCATTTCGGCATTTGGGGTTCGTAACACCACCATCATCACCACCCCATGCCCTGTCCGAATTAAGACCAAGACATCCGGTGATTTTATAAACTCCTTCACTCAAGCGCTCTACGCTCACCCCTTCAGCTTCTTTCGTGGCAGTGAATGAGCCGCCGGCATAAATGTTGAGCACAGGGCTTGCTGTTTTGTAAAAACCGTTTGCATCCGCTACTGCATTATTTCCTGTTACTAACACAGATCCTGTTGCTGTAGTTGGTATCGTTGTAACAATTTGCCCCGTTGTTGTCGCAGCATCTTGCCTGCTATATATTTCGACACGGTTTGAAGTAGATGATGTTATAAACCTGTAGCGCCCAACTGTCCCCGCCGCAATTCCTGTGTTTAGCATCTCGATGCCGGGGAAACTTGCGCGTGAAATTAGAGGGTTTGCTGTGAATGTTTTAGCCCCCCCAATAGTCTGCGCATTACCTGACATCAAAACTTGCTGCCCATTCCAATTAACAACGCCTTCTCCTGTTGTGTATAGATTTATATTTCCACTAAAATCCAACGTAACACCAGCATTGGTATAATGATTGTGCATTGTAAATGAATTAACATTACTAGTGCCAAAACCAAAAAAACCGCGATTAACGCCGTCTGCGGTTTGAAATAAAGCATAATGTGCGTTACTTCCTGAAGCTGGCCTACTATAAAATGAGGCTTCGTTTCTTGAAAAAATCTTTTGCCCAGTTATACGTTCATTTCCTGCACTGGTAAGAACAGACCCCCAAGTTATTGTACCGCCCGCCATCCACCCAATATAAAATTCGCTAATACTCCCCTGAAGGGTTGCAAAGAATGCCCCATTTCCAGCATTGTTGTCAGCCTTGTGTGTACAAACTATAGAATAAAAACCCGCCGTACCTCCTCCAGGAACTAATGCCGCAAACGATCCAGTGGCATTAATAAACAACCGTGCACCAATTGTCATGTCTGAAAGCTGAGTTATAGAAGTTAGAGTCACTGGTTGCGCACTAGTTAATCGACCTATATTGCTGGCAAAATCTTGAAACCCATTAATGAATGACATACGGGCAGTGATGTTCTGCGCAACATCAGACAGTAATATGGGATGCCAAACGCTAACATTATTGTTGTCTATAGTCCTAAAACGGAGGTCAGGGGAACCAATTCGATAATCCCCCCACAGTTGAATCCCATAATTTCTAGACGGATTACTGAATATGTTAAATATGTGCCCGTTGGAAGGAACGTCGCTTTGCTGAGTAGATTGCGCATACCACGCTCCATTGATGCGAAAATCTGACGCTAAGGATGCGTTCGGAATAAGTTGCGAACTATCCCGCCCGATACCGCCTGCCTGCCCAGCAACAAGAACATTACCCACAGTTGCGGCTGGTACGGATTGTTTTATTAATGTAGCACTATTCCAAATCTCCCTCCACTCGTCCCATGTCGAACCGCCTACTAAGAAATATCTGATATAAACTCTTGAAGAATTAAAAGGAAAATACAATTGAGTACACGCGCCAAGGCCATTGGCTGTACTTTGCAAAACAAGTAACGCTCCTGAAACTGCTACGGGATAATTTCGTTCTGCTGTTGCATTTCCGTTCTGATTTTGAAACCAGATACCATCCTGTTCGCCCGTAATAGTATTTAGATCTAATGTTCCTAACCCCCCGCGTTTTCTGTAAAGATTATTTAGTGTTTCTGTAGCAGCAGAGCCTAAACTGATGTTTGCACGAAATTGCTCAGGATTTTCAATGTCAGCCCCGTTAGCCGACTTTTTCATTACACCAGCCAACGTAGCCTGAGCATTTCCCGCCGCTGTCTCTGCTGCATTTTTTGCGACAAGCGCACCATTGGCTGAATTGCTAGCAGCATTAGCTGAAGCCGTCGCCGCCGCACTAGCTTGCTGGGCTTGAGCTACCGCCGCGCTGAGATTTTGCGCATACTGTGCCGCCTCATCTCTGGCAGTAGCAGCGGCACTCGCAGCCTCTGCCGCATTAGTACCCAACACCTGCATCGCAGCCAGCTTTGCCGCTACGTCAGTCTGAATCTCACGAAAATAGACAACAATCGCTGGTGTAACGGCCTGTTCCATCGCTGCCAGTTTTAATAGTTCGTTGATCGTCGCTGGCGTCGATTTATCATTAATAGAGACGGAACCATAGACCGAATTGTAACCATCACTCTGGATTGAAATGGCGTACTCACAGATTTCCAGCGGAATAGCGTAGTTACCATCCTGATCGGTCATGACTGATGCAGAAAAGCCGTTCAATACCGAAGGCCCGTTGGTCAATGCGCTAAACGTGACTTCAGCACCGGAAACAGGGACACCAGCCGGATTCATTAACACGCCACTGATTAATACACTCACGCTTGCGAACTCCCGTTATATTGCGCCTGCTTTTTCTGCCCGGCAGCGGTATCAGTTTGTGATTTGACGCCCAGCAGATCGACAAAGGTTTGATAGTGCTGGGATGACAGCATTGCGTTATTGCCATTTTCTGCGTCTTTGCCATAGGCGCGAAAAAGGATGAACTCAAGAACAGGGTTAAAGTACAGTTCATCAAGGGGGAATGGCCGGGCGTTCTGCGAAGACAGATCGGCAATACTGGCAGGAGAAGGTAAACGCGCGACGTTAATTTCCAATTGAGCACCAGCCAGCGCGCCGGGGAATACAAAGAAGGTTTTAGGTGTCTGCTCGTCGTAGCAATAACGTTCAATCGAGCCCGTTATGCTGTGCCAATCGGGATACTGATAATCGAGCGCATCACGCGGGAACGGTTGAATAGCACGCCCGCCTATGACTCGCGTAATTTCCAGTAAACGTATCGCGCCATCAGGTAAATGTTGCCGCGTACCCGGCTCGCAATCGAATGTCTCAATCGACGCCCCGGCATCTGGCCTGATGATGATGACGGCGTTGATCGCATCATTGTAATAATCCAGCAACTCGGATTTAGGCCAGCGCAGCCACAGCGAATCCAGCAGTTGCGAGTTTGCTCTGCCGATAATGTCGTTAATCGTTGTCATTAGTAGAAGTCGTGTTTACGGACGGGATTGTGGAAACCGGTTATCGGGGAGTTATCAAGCGCATCACGGTAGGCTCGTCGATAACCATCGGTGAAAATGGATCTGAAATACGCCGCTCGCTGCGGATCGCTCCACGGCTTACCTGGCATCAGGTAGAGGTCTTCTAACGCACCAGCAGCAATCACATCCGTGTAATCGTCGACCAACGCATCTGGCACAGTATCCGCCGTGCGCCGAGGTTCTACGGCAAAGAGAATGACAATGCGGCCAAACGGTCGAGTAAACGCGATGTGATTCGCTGAAATGACGGTAAAGTCTACGCCAGCAATAAGAACAGCCGGATCATCAGGGTTGCTGATATCGGTGACCAGTAAGCGCTTGACGCACTTCACTTCCAGACTCTCCGCCAGCGTAAGCGTTACACCTTGCTCAACCTCTGTCAGCACCAGCGATTCACGGCAAAACAGCGACTCACGGCAAAATGTGATTGCGGCTTCCAATACAGATTGCCGCATCATAAAGTCTAACGGCCCACTAATATGCTTACGGATCGCTGGCAGAAATGCGTCAAGCGATGCCATTACTCAGCGCCCTTTGCTTTAACAGCTTCACGAACACGGGCGCGGAAATCATCAACTTTTTCCTGCGCACCTTGTTTCAGATCTGCCAGATCTTCTGCTTCAACCAGCGTCGCTAGTTGAACAGATGTCAACTTTGCCAAATCAATTTCATCGTTACCGATTTTGACCACCCAGCTATTCGCTTCCGCTTCCGCCTTCTGGCGTGCGAGTTCTTCCGCTGCGAGTTTGGCTTTCAATGCCTCGTCTTCCGCAGACTGTGCCAGCACCGATGTCACCTGGTCTTCACGTACCCATACGGTGGGGAACTCCAGCAACTGGTGAGCAATCCTGCTTTCAACGTTGACGGGTTTAAGGCGGGGAAAGATCAGGCGGCTACCGGTCACGGTATCGCGCTTTTTGTCTTTACCACCGATGTACACAACAGAAATATCTGTCATTCTTGAATCCTCATAAAAAAGCCCACCGAAGTGGGCTGGATAATGTTGGAAGCGGCTTAGTAGCCTACCGCGACATATTTCACATTGACGATCAGACGACCTGTTGCGGCACCACCTGCAATCGTGGCGGTAATTTTCTCACCGCTGGCCACCGTGCTGTACGGCACCACAGGTACAGATTTCGCCACTGCCGCTGCATGACTCGCTGCTGCGACAAGCGCCTGATTACCGCTCTTGATCGCTACAGTGGTATTGGCACCCAGCGCATCACTGACGACATCAACAGCATAAATCCGCATACCGATCGGCATTTCCAATAACTCAACAACATCGCCAACGGCTGCGGTAGCCAGCACAATCTGGCTTTCTGCTAAAGACAAATTGCCCTGTGGCCCTTGATACACCGCATCACGCATGGACGGCGCTTGAATCGTTGCCATAAAATTTTCTCCTGATAAAACAAAGCAGCAGGCCGAAACCTGCTCTTATGTGAGGATTAGGGGGATGGATTAACGCCCCGTAGAGATCGCCGAATCGACGACAATAACGCCGTGGTCACTCATGCGGCCATCTTTCTGCTGGAAGCGAATTTTCTTCAGGCCATTGATCCAACGAACAGAAATTTCTGTGCCGTTACCGTGGTCCACTTTCTCTTCGTGATAACCGAAGTGACCACCGCCCTCGCCCGTGCCGTAAGCATTCGCCAGCGCCTGACCACCCAGCAAGATAGCGCGGTCAATGGTGGTTTGTGCTTCTTTCAATGCAACGGTGGCCGCCAAATCGTTGTTAGATACGGCGACCTGAGAACCAGAATTGAAGCGGATTGGCATCCCGGTGTACTTGCGCACCAGAATGTTACGCCACATCGCGCATTCGCCTTTGAACAGCGGGTGATCGAAACCTTTAGAGCGCTGAATAACGCGAGACAGCATCGCCTGCCAGTCTTTACCTGACGTGGAGGTATACCAGTCATTCCACTGGCGTGGCGTGACGTTTAGGACGTAATACGGATCGTCGTTCGCCATTTCGTCTTTCGACATTTTGACGGGCTGGAGCGGGTGCGCCATTTCATCGATAAACAGAGAAAGATTATCGACTACGCCCAAACTGAAGATATCGGCAGCATCCAGACTTTCAAAGCTGGTCGCATCACCGGCATAAAAGTGACGGTCATAGGTCGGTGGCAGCACATCGTTGATCATGATTTTGCCAAACTCGCCATGACCGGCCAGCGGCAGAATGGTGTCATCAGCGATGAAATCACCGCGTGCGCCTGCCAGATGCACCGTTGCGCACTGATCTTGCAGGTCATTAAAGTACGTGCCCAGCAAGGTACGTGCGGTTTTGTTCAGATTGTGCTTATAGCGCTGCTCTGACATTTTCCCGCCCGCATCAACCAGGTGACGACCCTGATTAATCTTAAGCGAGAAGTCAGCGAACGCGAGGTTTTCACCGCGCCCTTCCAGCTTCGCATCGCCCATCGTCGGACGCTTGCTGAGCTTGTGGACAATCTGCATATCCACTTCATCACCTTTGGCTTTTTGCAGATCGGTGATACGCACCACTGGCGCGGTATAGCTGGTTTGCTTCACGCCTTTTTTATCCGGCGTTACCGCTTTTGGTGCTTCCTGCTGTTCCGTCATGATGTTAACGAATGAGCGGTTGCGGTTGGCTGCGGTGAACAGCGCAACCTGCATCAACTTATTCGCCTGGGCGGAGGTAATGGTAGTCATGTTGATTCCCTAAAAAGAAAACCCGCACGCAGCGGGTTGGATGGTGTGAGTAGATAACGTCAGATGGCTTGTTCTAGCAGCGCTTCAATCTGCGCATCGGTCATGCCAGCAAACATCACCTGCAATTGATCAGGATCGGCATTGACCGCCTGTTCCAGTGGCGATGCAGAGTGTTGCGTGGTTGAGCCAACATCTGACGGTGACGCAGGCAGCTGTGACGAAGCAGTTGCTTTCGCCAGCAGATCTGCTGCTTTTTGCTGAAGCTCTTCGGCTGTCGATTGCTGTTGCGCGGCTTGCGTAGGCTGTTGAGGTGCACTCTCCACAGACTCACCATAGGCGGCGCGGGTTCGCTTCACGACTTCACCGAATCGTTCATTTAACGGTTTGTCTTTCCACGCGGGATCAAGTTTGAGTGTTTCATCGATATGCACCGCCAGTGTAAAACGGTCTGGATCGCTATCTTGCCAGTTTTTCAGATCTGGCGTGGCGTCCAGTGCCGCAATCACGGGGTTGTCATTAACAGGTTGAGAAACTACCGGGGCTGGCTGCGCAGATTGCAGGTATTCCACTTTCTGCGTCAAAGCATCAAGCACATTCGCCACTTCAGGGAAACTCTCACGCACCGTCGCGATCTGCTCTGGTGTGATTTTAGCTTTTTCCGGCAACTGCGCAGGCTGCAAACCAGCATCGTTAATCTGGCGCGTAAAGACTTCCAACTGTCGCCGAGCTTCAGCTAGTTCCGTAGACGTCCGCTGATTCGCTTCAGACAGGCGGCGCTTTTCGGCACGTTCCGCTTCCAGCACATCATAAGGAATAGTGTGTTTACCATCGCGGCTGAGAATGCTTTTCACGGTGCTATTGCCGTCATCAGCATCAGTTGGCTGTTGCGTTGTGGTCACCTGTGGTTGTGCAGCTACGCCCGGCGTCAGCGTGGTGGTATCGCCCTTATTTTCCTGCTGCCCATTCAGATTATCCACAGTTACTTGCCCGGTATGGATTACCGCACCCGTCGCCTCATCAGAAATATCCACATAGCCCAAGCCATTCAGCAATGCTTCCAACTCTTCCGCTGTTTCTTCACCTGTTAAATTATCAATATCAACACTCACGTTATGACTCCTGCATGTCTATTTGTCGGATAGATCCGAAAGGGGTGGGACGTATCGCTGCCCATGCGAATAAGCGCTCTAACAAAAGCGCTTATCGGCACAAACAAAAAAGCCACCCGAAGGTGGCCGATACTGATTTTGTGGTATAAAAAACCGGAGCAGCTTTTTAAGGCATACTCCGGTATCTTTCTGGAATGTAGCGCGTATCTTAATAAGGGGCAATACCCATGAAACGATTTAACTTTCTTACCATTCCAATATTATTTATCACTGCTGTAACCAAACCCAGAAAGTGGATATTAATTACAGGATTTGCATTTAGTTCATGGGCACTGACATTCATAGGGGGAGTAACATCCGATATCATTGCGCTTATTCAAGATTATGGCCTACAAAACATGACGCTTACAGAGTGGGCTATCACGCTCTACATCTTTTTGGTTTTATCTGCGCTGACGTATAGCTATAAAACCATGCTCTGCAAGACAGTGTACTATTGCCGCCATCGATTTGGCGTTTATCCGTTTTGGTCAAATTTATTAAAAAAACCGATTTAGATCGGGATCGAATCAATCTGCCCCTGAATACTCTGCATCACCTGCGCGTTCAACGCCTCAATTTCCCGCGTCGTGTTCTCCATATCCTGAAGGATACGACCTGTTTCCGCCTGCGTTTTCGCATCATCAAAGCGCTGACTGTTCGTTAAAGTTTGCTCACGCTGAGCCGCCGCCGCAATGCGCTGTGCCTCGGCTTCCAGCTTCGCCACTTTCCCAGCGATCTCACGCATCGCCAGTTCTTGCTGCTGCGCCTGCAACTGCTGTTGCTGCTGAGCCGCCTGCTGCTCTTCTGGCGTCATTTCATCTGGCGACTTCGGCGTACCCAGCGCACTGCGGATACGTTCTATAAACTCGGCTTTCTTCGGCACATCCAGCAGTTCGACCCACATATCCAGTACCGTAGCTTGTACCTGCGGCGGCAATCCAGTGATGACCTGAGACATACGCTCGGCCAGTTGCGATTTATAGGCTGGCGTCTGCTGGATCGGTGCAAGCGCGATATGCGCACGCAGGCGGGAAACATCGTTAGTCATCCCGTTACCGGACTCTTCATTAATGGTGACAGATTTACGGCGGCGCGGATCGTCACGGTTCACCACAACGGAGTAATTGCGTCGACGCGTCAGGTCTTCCAGCAAATACGACAGCAGCAATTGTCCGACCTGCTGACAGGCGAACTGATAGTTATCGTTGATTTCCGCTAACGTCGTCGCGCCCTGTTCGACCAGATTGCTGATTGCCACACCGGAAGCGGCACTGGAGTCCTGCCCGAGAAATGCCGAATACACGCCCATCCCGTCCTGAATCAGTTTCATACTCTCCTGCATGACCTGAAACTGCTGCTGCGCGACTTGGAAATCCTGCTGAATATTAATGGCATCCGCTGCCGTTGTTTTGTTGTGTCTTTGGGGATTGAGCGTAATCACGCCGTCTGGTCGCTCAACTTCGTCCGCTAACTGCCTATCGGTCATGTTAGTCGCATCGGCATCCTTGATGATGCGCTTAGCTTGTAATAACCAAGTCAATTTGATGCGACGGAAGTTCACTTCATCCTGAGCGGGGATCGCGCGGCAAGCTAAGCCATACGGCGCGCCCGTTTTGTCTTTGCGATAGCCCCAGAACGGCACCAGCGGGAACATGCCCTGCGGTGCGGAGCATGGACGATCGCCAAGAAAGTGTGGACCGACAAACCACGCCTCGCGGATCCGGCTGACGCGAGACATCACCACCGATACGCGGCCTGTTGCCAGCGCCACGGCGTGCATCACGTTGTTTTTATCGAACTGGATAACGCGACCATTGGACAACTCAAGCACTGGCACCCGCTGGTATGTGCGATAGTAGATCACCTGCAACATAACGCGCTTACGGTTGGACGATACCCATTCAGTATCCTTACGGCTCCACTGTTGGTACTCGTCATAAGCGCTGATTAAGGCGGACTCCTGCCCCTCGGCAATATCGGTATCGACAAACCCGCGCCACTCATTGATCGAATAGTCGATAACCTGCGCCATATCGGGGAAAGTGGCCTTCACTTCATCCACGTCCAGCCAACGCTTGCGCATCAACCAGCGGCAATCGCTCAGATCAGACTCACGACTGTGCCAATCCCAGAACACTTCATTACGGTGAACGGTTCCAACCTTGTAACGCGAACCAAATAGATCGCTGTTACGGCGTACCTCAACCCATGATAACCCCGCTTTGATCTGCTCAGCGTAGGCATCGGAGCGAGCCTTATTGATGTTGGACAACCGGCACACATCAGCAAATTCCGCATTGACCGCATCGGCCAGTTGCTCCATTTCCTCATCAGGATCATCAGCGATAACCATCAGGTCGGTACGTGTCTTGGCCTCCATACCCAGTACACCATCAATGGTTGGCGCAATCAGGTTATGCATCGTCAGCGGTTGACCGCGTTCACGCAGTTTCGCCACCACTTCCGGCGCAAGCTGATCGCCGTCGTAATACGCGCAGGCGGTATTTGCCGTGGTGCGCCAGTCTGGCTGCGCGTCAATGTCCGATGAAAGATCCAGTAATTGCCGCTGCGTAAAGCGGTCGCGATTGTCCTGCTGGCGATTATCCTGCTGCTGTGGCCGTGCCTCAGCGTCAATAGCGGCTGTGTTCATCAATGTGACATCCAGTGAGTAGGTTTAGAACGGTCGATAGGTTTCAGTTTCGGTCTGGCTGGCATACGAGCACGCATTTCCTGTGCAATGGCATAGCTCATCACCTGGTCATCGAAACAACCGGTTTGTGCGCCCATGCTGCCTTTGGCGTCATAGACATAGGTATTGAGTTCGTTGATGGTGCCGATCCAGCGAATGCCGCTGGCCTTTTCGCGCAGTAACGTTTTCAGCCCTTCCGTCACCACCGGCTTACTCTGCTTAGTAGTCAGCCAGCCCAGCTTCGGCGTTTCGTCGTCGTTATCGCGATCAAGGTGTTGCTCGGCATAAATAGCGCGAATGGGGTAAACATCACGCAGCTTCTGCAATACCGCATGGCCGTGGTTATTTCGCTCTGGCCCGATGTAAGCGGTGTTATACCACTCGCCGACGTGTGCCAGCAGTTGCGCGAATAGCTCCGCATCCAGATGACCGAACCAGTGCGCCACCTGTTCGCCTGACGATTTCTTCACAACATCGAAAGATGAACGGTCACCGTTTTCCAGGCCTTCAGCCACGTCAGCGCCAATAGCATAATCCTCGCCGGGATCCGGCAATTCCCAGACCAGCAGATGATTTTGTAACGTGCGCTGAAGCTCTTCTTTATCGCCGCCGCGCAGTGCCTGCACCTTTGTGCGTTTACCGGTTTCAGGCTCTACGCCATAGACAATGAGCGGCGGGCTACAGCGCCCTTCGGCATGCATCACATTGATGGCGGCAAATACACGGCGACCAGAGGTTAAGAAAGCCTCCTGCGGCGTAGAAGGAAATTCCTGCTTCATTTCCTCGCCCTGCTCAACCTCTTTGCGGATATACCACTGCTTTTGCTCATCACTCAGCGTGACGCGCGTTGCCGCTTCCACCGCAGCAAAATATTCCTGGTGATATTTACTCAGGCGCAGGCCACCGGCCGGAACGGGCGCAACGTATTTCGGATCGTCAAACCACGGATAGAAGTGAAACTTGTAATCCTGCATCGTCAGATCGACACCAGATTGCGCCAGCTCAAGCGCCCGTGTACTCATAGTATGAAAATCGCCGCCCACGCCTTCCGCCGTGGATTCATCAAACACGATACCGCCGTCATGCACGGCGTTCAGCGTACCTGTTCGCACCTCTTTGGCTTTGGCCGGATACTTGGCGCAGATTTTCCCGTGCTCCGAAATGTGCAAACGCTGAACCGTACCCGAGCGGAAAGACGTAGCCACCTGAATGCTGGAGCCATGAGAAAACAGAATATAGCCGCCATTCGCCCCGCTACGTCGCTCGGTAATCTTGAATGACGAACGTAACCAACCGGGCAGATTATCGAAGGGTATCGATATTTTGGTACGGAAGATTTCGCCAGCGGCAGTCTTATCCTGCGCAATGATCCCGCACTTGATGTTCTTATTGAACAGCGCCTGATCGAGCAGGTAGATATCAATCGCGGTGGAGAAACCAAGCTGACGCGCTTTGAGAATGATGTTGCGATAATGCATGTGCTTGAACAGTCGGCGCTGTGCCGGACGCATCCGAAACGTGACCAGTTGGCCTTTTTCATTCTCGATCTTGTACAGATTGTTGAGCCGCCACCACGGATTGCTCAATTTTGACAAAATAAAAAGGCGCTGCTGCGCCTCAGTCATTCCGTCCAGCTCGTCTTCTGCGAGACTGGCATCATACTGCGGTGTCGTCATTGCGCCAGCATTCCATCATCCGGCATCGCATGAATATCACGCACCACATCGGTTAGCGGCGTCGTCACATCCTTGCTTTCCGCCGTCAGTTTCTCTGTTTCGGCTTTCAGCTTGGCGGTCGCCGCCTTAATACGCTGCGTGTCAGCACTCAGGCGCGGAACATTCACCGCATCCAGTTGTAACTTGCTCAGGCTGTTTTCGATTGACTCAATCCGGGCAATGTTGCGATCGAGCCCTTGTTCAGCCTTGATGAACTTATCGTAAAGCTCGATACGCGCTTCAACTGATTCTGCGTTCTGCAAATCTTCCATGATTTTGTTCAGCGTTTTTGTCACTGACAACGCGCGAGCGCGGGTGAAAATCAGTTCATCACGTAGCTCAGTTTCTCGCACCGCATCAAAAAGTTCATCGGCATCCAGATATTTTGCATAGGCCGAATGCTTGCGTGGGATTTGATTACCAGGCTGGAACGCATTAGTTGGAACACCATAATTCCCGCCCAGATTGTTCCCTTTAACAAAGCGACCACTAGCATCCCGTTGCGGTTCAGTTTCAGGCTGCTGATCGCTGGCGTCACTGTCGTTTGCGTCTGCTGATTCCTTCGTATCATTATCGCCAGAATCATCACACTTTTTCTCGCTTTTGCGATTCGCACCCTTCTCTTTGCGAATCTGCGAATCACTTTTTTGCGAACTGCGAATTTGCGAATTCTGCTCAATGAAATCCGTTGCAGCCTTTATCGTGATGTAACGCTTCGCAGAGCTATACGGCACCTCATTCTGAGTACACCACTCTACTGGGGAGATTCCCGTTGCTGAGTATGCCGCCGCATAATCGGCCAGCAGCTTTTTCCAATCGTACTTTGCCATAGCGTCCTACTGAGTAAGCATTATCGAGCCACCTCTGGGAAGTGACTCTGGAATGCCTGATGAATCACTTGAATGCGTGGACTACAGCGCGAAACAGATAATCTTTCACCTGCTGCTCTTTAGGCAGTTGGTCATACGGGACAAAACACGGATGCTCTTTCTTTTCTGCGTCTTTCACTGGGCCATATTTCCAGCCATCTTGTTTTTTGAACTCCAACCATTTGTTATGACTGGCTTCCGGCGGATGATCACCATTGAGATGGAATACCACACCTTCGATAGCGGAATCCTTTTGCCAGGCTGGAGCGTCTTCCCAAGTGGGCTGGCTGTGATCGCCCAACGCAGCGCAGTACGCTCGGTTAACTTCGTGGGCGGTACGGGCGGTACGGGCAGCACGTTCGATATATCGACGCTCTATTTCCTGTTGGTTATCACCACAGCCACCACCGAGTTCTGGCAGCGGCTCCAACAATGATTGCTCATAAAGACGCTGCTTCAGCAAATAGCCTTCCAACTGCCAGATTTTGTTAAACGCATTCTGACGTGCAATCTTGCGTCCGATCTCCTCGTCGAAGTTTTCAGGCGATGCACAGGCTGATTCGCCAGTAACAGTGAAGCCATTACGTAATACCAGAACGCAGAAGATCAGCAGCGGGTGAGCACTAGCAGTGTGGATGCCTGGGTGCGTTCCGACATGTACGTCGTCGTTTGACTTGTACGCTCCCAGCACACCATCAGCGGCGGTGAAATAGTTCTCTGCGACAATGATGCTTTGAATGTGCTCAGGGGTAACTCGCGGGGCGGTTAAACCTCTGGCCTGAATCTCTTGTTCAATGCGCTGATCGGTGACTTGTGTCATGGGGTTACCTTTTGTTGGGACGAAAAAAAGCCCCAGCGGATGCTGAGGCTATGGATATAAGCGAATGTGGCTAACTAATCATTTTCTTCTTCATCAAAAATATTAAGAGAAAGCTCGACTCGTTCCCCTATCTCCCAACATTTTTTATCAAGTATTTCTTCTGGAGTCGTATCAGGAACATTAAAATAAAAGCTGTAAACTTGATTACCTGAGTTACCATCATCTGAATGAACATCGCTATCGGCATCTAAGGGAATTGACTCTATCTCTTCCAGAGTCAAACCCAACTCATTAGCCAAAAGTGTTTGCCGGTTTTCGTACTGCGCATCATCAAAATGTCTACTCATTAGCAACCCCATCAGTGAATAAAGTTAAAGAATGGCACCCAATGGGGATTCTGCAAATAATAAATATGCCGCTCTTGAGGGTCATTGACGCCCAGCTTCGATAATTCCTGCCAACTGCCCATTAGCCTGCTCAAGCGCCGCCAGCAACGGATCAATCCAATACACAGCCTGCCCATACGTCAATCGGCAGTTGGAGGCAGCGGCACCAGTACCGGCTGAGTCAACTCCGCTGGCAGTGGTACGCATTGTGCTGGCACGTAAACTGTGCGCGTAGTCGAGCAGCCCAGTAGCGACATCATCAGGCACGCACTCACGACTAGCAGGATGATGTTTGATAATTGTCCGGTAAATAATCTGTTTTTCATCGGATTTACCCTTGATGGTGATGGCGTATTGATTCGCCTGCCTGGCGATTTCGTTGTAGCGATGGAACTGAAGTGACTGCCCGGTGATAACCGCTTGCTGGCTTGTGCTGATATCTTCCGATTGCTGCTTATCCCGCTGCGCAATATCCGTATCCCACCGCAATCCCTGCGCATACCAACCCGCGCCGAACGCAGCAGCAAACCCGCCGCATAGCAGCAGCGCTTTCATTTTCGTGGTTAACATGTTTTCTCTGTTAAAAAGTGGGGGGATTGATAAGGGTGAGGAATTTAGATTTCACGTAGCGTTGCCAAAACAGCTAAAAAAAGACTAATTTTTAGACAAATTAAGCTGTTTTAGGACAAAGTGCCGAATTCCTATCATCGCAATACATAGCAAAATAATGCTATCGGCCTGTCTATCTGATCCACTTCCACCAATCAGCGCCCCCATGCACGAAATAGAAAGTGCCGAATACATTAGTTTGCCGATTACCCCATCTTTAACGTGGTCACTGAACACGCACCACCCAGCCCACAGAAGAATGGTGACGTAGGCGATGGTGAAAATCATTGGGCACCTCCACCAAACCGGGATCGGATAAGCCCCCACAGGTCGGCAGCTTCAATTGCCTTGATAACGGCAGCAATCAGCGAACCGCCGAATGCCCCCAGAAGAAAACCAATCCCGCCAGCCGACGACGGGTTGATATTGAAATAATCGCCAACAATGCCTGTCAGATAGTGGGCGCAGGCGCTACCCGTGAAAACGAAGATCGCAATCCCACGTGCCGTTCTCAGGTCGCTTTGAAACGGTACAGATATCAGCGCACCAATCAGCCCAGCGACCGCCCATTGAAATTGATCCCACAGTCGGGACAACCATTCCATTACGCTGCCCCTTGGTATTTGGTATACGCGTTCTCAAGTTTGGTGTCATAGCGGTTTTTGGCATACGCTGGGCCGTTGTAAATTCGGGCGAAGGTTGCCCAATCACGACTTTTCAGCGCCGACAGCAGTTTGTTATCAGCTTTAATAAAGCGCACGAACGTATCAAGCTGACCGGCTGCTGTGTATTGGGCGTTAATGAAGGCCTGTAATGTTGGGTAGCCGCAAGTTTTCCAGTGGTAGCCCATTATCTGGAATGCTCCCCACGATGCGGATTGCAATGCGCAGCCGCGATCAATAGCTGTTGCAGCCCGATCCATGTCTTTGTCTTCTTTATCAGTGGACTGATAACTACCAGGCTTACGCGCCACCAGATCAGGATGTTTCGCTAATTCAGCATTTGCCCGAGCACCGCCAAAATGTTTCGTTAACTGCTGGTACATGACGTGCGGCTCATACTGCACTTTTACTCGGCCATCAGATAGAAAGCCACTGCCATTGCTTTCAACTTCAGTAACCGCTTTAACCGTAGCAACCGGAACCCCCAAACCACTCGCGGCGACCCGGTAATCTAAAAGGGTGAGAATTTTGGACATAACACGCTCTATGTGCAGGAAATAAAAAAGCCTGCTGGGCGAACCATGCAGGCTTGAGGACTGACCAATAAAAAACCGGAGCAGCTTTTTAAGGCATACTCCGGTATCTTTCGCGAATTTAGCGCGTATCTGATACGGGGTCAATCTGGCTCATACGATTAATCAATTTCGTTATGAATTCTCTCATTAAGAACGCTAACCGCCTGAGACTCTTCAACATACAACCAGCGCATGCAGCGTTTAACCAGATCCAGATATTGCGGACATTCACCGGCAGATATCACAGCCCCTATGATAGCCAGTGATTTACGCAAGTGCTCAAACGTCGCCGCAATATGCCCGTTGCCGCCACATTCATTACACACGGCAATGGCTGGACGTAGCGTTTTCCCCGTTCCGTTACAGCGCGGGCAGACATTCAATTGCGCCGCCTGGTACTCCGACCATTCCCGTAGCGCTTTACGCTCATGACCAATTCGCTCATTTAGCTCGGCGATTTCTATCCCTGTGCTGATGTAATCGGCGTGGCCCACCTTCTCGCGGCAGCGCTGCCTTTCAAGTTGCTTGATTTCTGATCGAAGCGCATCAGTATTCTTGCGCGACTGCGCCGCTTTAGCGCCGTATCTGCGTAGCAGCCCAGCTATATGATCGATTTGTGCGGGCAGATTGCGCTCAAGTACTATGCTTAGTGCCAACTGACAGGCAGGATCTGAGTGCACAAGGTGCGTTCGAGTGTTTACCCAGTTAGATATAGCCGTTCGAATACGTTGCTCTGCTTGGCTATCGTGACGATATTTTGCCATTAACAAATCAAAACCAACGGAATGATGGTGCTGAGTGGTCGCAAATGCTGCCAGTATTTGCTCTTTGGAGAGAACTGCACGTCCGCGTCCCACATTCAGTGATTCAATGCTCATACAGCGCGGATCGTGCATCTTGATAAGTTGTTCTACAGCGATGGTCATTTGGTCAGTCCCTTAGTATTGGTGGTCAGAGCCAACTTTAGGTGCCGAACATCAATATTGCAAAATATAAAAAATAAAATTTATTTTTAAATAAAAAATTCCATAATACTTATAAGATTACACCTCAGAAATGCATAAATGAACACCCCTGATTATAGCCACTTAAAAAAACACATATACCCTTCATGCTTCACATTGCATATGCTTTGACTGCATTCACTCACCCGAATAAATTCATGAGTAAATCCATCGGAATTCCTTACTTTCCCGCTTTACTGAAAATAGAACTATTTATGGTGTAAAATAAGTCATCAATAAAAACCTAAAAAAATAAAAAAAACACTTAACAACATTGACAGGAAACACTATAGAGCATTAACTTGATAATGCAAAACCCAATCGTGTCTAAAATAAAAAACTAGGAGACTAATCATGTCAAACGTTAATAATTTGGTGCAAGAATGGTTATTGAATAAGACTATTACAACAGCTAGATTAATGGCGGGGTCATATCAAGAAGCCAATGCGGTCGCGGATTCTCTTGGTAATGACAGCAGTGATAAAAATGCAAATGGTGTTGATATATTCAAAGATCCGAAAAATATATCAACAGCGATTGCAACAATTATGACGCACACACAAAACAAGGCAAATTTTCATCCCGCCTCCCAATCCTCTAAAGAACTTGCTAACAATTACAACGGATACATCAATGAATTAGATGCAACACCTTTCTTTCACCTTACTGAAAGCCAAACAGTAAAACAGTCATTCAGATCAAAAGATTACAATGTTCTTATTAAACAAATAGTTTCACTTTACGATGTATCTCCAAAGGATAAAGAAAAACTTAGTAATAACATTGAAGATTTAGCCAAATCAGTATTTAATCAAAGTTCATCAGAACGTTGGGACAATCTTTTTTCACAGTCAACAATTGACCTCTCCGACCCACGAAAACCGACAATATTAATTTATTACACAACTTTACACATGAAACATCAAAGTGGGAAATCTGAAGTTAATGAGCAAGATTACACAGTTAACAAAACAAAATATATTGTATTAAGCGATTTAATTTCAGCATATGCTGATACATTAGCAGGTCTAGTAAAAGTTGACATTAATGGTTGGATGAAGAACTCATCCACCCCATCCAATGGAAACATAAAATTATGTTTTAAATAAAAAATGACACATTAAAGTGGGGGTTCTGCCCCACTTTAAAAAAACATCAAACCGTTATATTACACACCCAGATATAGTTCTATTTGAAGAATAGTTGCATTAAACCCGTAACACACTTCGGCACGATACCCCGCACCACGCATTAGCGATTGCCATTCTAACTGTGCTGGTGTCACCTTGCCGTCGATGGTCTTCATTTCTATCCATAAACCAGAATACCCTCCACGCGGCAGCGCCAGAAACAAATCTGGCACGCCAGCACGAACACCAAGCCGCTTCGCATCACTCGCCGCCTTCGGCCCACGTTTCCCCTCATTTGGGATATGCAGCAGATAATCCCCAATTTTAATACCATTGATGACAGTTTTACCTGCCCATTCAATGAGCGCGGCCTGTTCTTCGAGTTCAGCCTGATGAGAGACTTTGCGCACCGAGCCGCCACATACTTCCAGTTTTGCTTGGCTATTCAGGTAAATGTGACGGCGACATTCTCGGTAAGAAAGTCATCGCCTTCTACACCCGATTTGAAAAACTGGTCGCAGCACTTTACTACGGTGACAGCCTGTTAGCGCTCGATCAGGATGATGCCGACGAGGTGTATTACCCTAGTGATTACTGATCGCTGACTTCCTTCATTAAATTTTACCGCATCCGTTCTGTGATGCGGTTCCCCCTTTTCCAGTGAATACCGAAGGAGGCCGCCTTGTTCGGTCTATTTCTTTACGTCTGTTACACGTTCCAACCCTGCCAATACGAGTCGCAAGGCTGGGTTTATCCCGATCTGCAAAATTGTGAAGCCGATATCAGGGCGCAGAAATTGCCCAAATCTTATGAGTGCTTGCCAGTTGAGGCCGTTGTGCCTGTGCGGGGTGACTAATGCCCCTCCCCCAACGTCCAATTCTTGATATGTGCAGCGGATCGCGCATGTTTTGGTTCGATAAAAGCGACAGCCGCGCTGTATTTTCCGACATTCGCCGGGAGCGTCATGTCTTATGCGATGGGCGTAGTCTGGAAATTAACCCCGACGTTATTGCCGACTTTCGCGCCCTTCCCTTTGACGATGCGCAATTCGCCCTTGTTGTTTTCGATCCGCCCCACCTTCTACGCGCTGGCGAGAGCAGTTGGCTGCGTAAAAAATACGGCGCGTTAGACAGGGATACATGGCAAGACGATTTACGAGCCGGATTCAGTGAGGCCTTTAGAGTCCTGCGGCCGCTCGGCACGCTCATCTTTAAATGGAACGAAACACAAATCCCAGTTCGTGATGTGCTGGCTCTTACCGATCAAAGGCCTGCATTTGGCCACCTATCTGGCAAGCGCAGTAACACCCACTGGATTTGCTTTCTTAAAGGAGAAAACGATGCCAAACCACATAACCAATGAAATTAAGGTTCTCGGCGGTACGAATAAAGAACGTCTTGCCTTTATCCGTTCGATCACAAATAAACATGGTCTTATTGATTTCAACAACATCACTCAGATGCCTAAAAGCATGAATATTGATGAGAGTACCGACGTCGAGAACATGGCAAGTGCCATAGCCGGAAAACCTATGGCTGACTTTTGGATCGATGAAATAAAAACTAAAAAAGAAATTATTAGTGACCTGCGCTCACGCGGAATGTCCGATAGCTATATCAAGCGGGTTAAACAGCACGCTCTAATGCGCATCGAAAACAAGCAACGCCATGGTTTTTACTCATGGTATGACTGGTCGCGGGAAAAATGGGGGACAAAATGGAATGCATACAGCATTCAAATGCCCGTAAAAATGCCAAAGCGCCGAATTAAGTGGGGGCATAAATATCGTCATACACATGTGAAAACATACAGCAAGAGAGTGTTTAAGAAGCACCTTGCTCGTTATGCAGCAAGCGGAGCGCCGATTGTAATCCGCTTTGAAACCGCATGGGCAAGCCCTAACCCAGTGATTCTCGATATGTCACGTCGCTTTCCCCACCTCACATTTGATATTTCATACGCAGATGAAGATATGGGCAGTAACTGCGGAAAATACATCATTACGGCAGGAAGCATAGCATCATCAAACGTTGCCCCAAGCTATCGCGATCAATCGGGCGAAGAACGCCGGAAATGGCGAAAATTCGCTTTTCAGCTTCGCTACCCGGGAAAAACGCCACAGCAGCACGGCATGAACGATCAATATGAATACGTCGATGATGACGAATAACACAGCCGCCTAATCAGCGGCTTTTTTATTTCCGAAATTTAGGAGAAGCACATGCATCAAACCTGGTCGGTTCCATTCCCGGAATCGAAAACTGAATATAACGGCTACCCCGTTTACTGGCGATATTTTGAAACCGTCCAGGAAGCGGGAATTGAAGTTATCGCCGAGCAATATATTGCCTTTTACCAGACCAATAGCTATGCCTTTTTATGCCCTGCTCACTGGGCTAAGGACTATGATATCGATCGGGATAAGGCGCGATGGCTCGACGGGTGGAAAAAGAAAAATATGCGATATGCGATCAAGAAAGTCGCAAAATCAGCAGAACGATCTTTTGCCTTTCCATCGCAGCAACTGGCGTTAGAAAGCCTGCTACGTCGAAAGAAATATCATCTGAGATGTATTAGCTCAGACTTGA